ATTTAAGAAAGCAGCCGATGACGTCGAGTATATAAGAAATTTGCTATCACAGGCAGGACTATGAGTGTAATATATACTATTTTAACAGCTGGACAAGCTTTTTGGATAGACAACACATTTGGCTGGAAAGGCGTTCGTATGTTATCGGAGAATTTGATAATGATCAAGACGCTGCTATCTTTATGTTACAACACGGTGGTAGTATGAGATCGGTTTGGGATGAATTTAAAGTAATTTTTAGTAAAAGGGAATAATGCGTAAAGTTGCTACAGACGTAGATATTGATGTATTTAACAGGGATGCTATATTAGAGGGTATCGAGTGCATTTACGGCAGGATTGATAGGCCGAATAATAAAGTAGAAAAACACCCTACTGGTGTTTATTTTCAAAATATACCGCGAGACCCTACTACAAATATTTCAACATTAGGCCATAAGGTTGCAAATGAATACGGCTACTTTAAGGTAGATTTTCTTAATGTAACAATGTATGAAGGTGTCCGGGATGAAGCGCATTTAATAGATCTCTTAAATCGTGACCCAGTGTGGGGTTTTTTTGAATTTGAAGAAATTACTGATCAATTATTCCATTTAAACGGGTATAGTCATTTATTGAAAAAATATAAACCACAATCAGTTGAAGATTTAGCAATGATACTAGCAATTATTCGACCATCAAAATCCCATTTACAAGGAAAGTCGTGGTACGAAATAAGAAAAGAAGTTTGGGTTAAGGATACAGATGAAGGCTACGCATTTAAGCGTGGTCATGGTTTGGCCTACAGTTTAGCCATTGTTGTTAATTTGAATCTATTGATCGAACAAATGTCAGCAGGATAAATGTTCTAAAACTAATCTGCCTTTCTTAATAATTGAATTTGGCGTTTTTTAATACGTTTTTTAATAATGTTATTTAGGCTAGTCATTGTGCCAAATATAAGCTCAACATCTTTGTTTACTACTGTCCTTAAACAATACCTGAATTGGTTCATATCACCTTGTAAGAAAATATTAATAGGTAAAAGTCGATTACTTTCCCACCACCATATTTCGCCAAGTTCCAAAAATAACTTCTTCTCTTCGGGAGTTCTCAGTGATTCGTAATCATAGAAACTTATAATTTTATCATCAGAGTTTTGTATTATCCCGATATATTCGTGCAATTGACATCTTAGTCCTGAAAGGAAGGGAAACTTTTCTTTTATATCTTCGAGATTTAACATACTCTTATTTATGCCTATAATAACCTTACGAAAATAATTTCTGGTAATAATAAAGATAAATACTGATAATAATTGAAACTAAGGCAAAATAAATGGACATTTCGATAAACAAAGTATATCTCTACGACCATGTTAGACAGTTACTTGCTGTTGATGATGTCTTTTGCCCACTTAAGGACACTGGCCCAATGAATAAAAATCCAATACTAGTGCATAAATCTCTAGATAATAAAATTATTTTTAGGGCATTAGGTCCTGATAGAATTCCTGTCGATATTGCATGTACACAACAAGTATATGCTAGAATTATTGACCCAACTAATAATACTGTTGTTCTTGAAAAATTGTGTAGCTTAGGTCCTGCAAAAGGGTTAATAAATTTAATGTTAGACAGCGGCGACACAATAGACATATCTGCCGGATTATATAATATGGTGCTTATTAGAACTGAAGAATTTGTCACAGATATACCGGGGTATTATGTAGAGAAACCATTATATAGCGATATGAATGATAACGTATCCATGGAAGTAGAAATCACAGAACAAGCATTTAAGGCACCGTTACCTAGCGTAACCATTCTTCCAGAGAACTGGACACCTGATATACTTGTATCTATTTCGGGCGCACCAAGACCTTGTTTTTACACTTCAAGAATACCTGGGGCAAGAGTTCTTAATCATAAAGAATCTGTACATTCGTTTTCTACATATACTGAAAGATTTACAGGTATATTAGAGATATGGGGATCTTTAGAAGAAACACCTGATGCATATCTTAATGATGCTAGATGGTTTAGGATTTATCCATCTAGCATGAATGATAATATCGAATATATTAATTACACAGGTACCCAGGCCTGGACATTTAAAGAAAATGTGATGTGGTTAAAATTTCGTTATCTACCGTCTACAGAAGTCCTTGACCCCGGTTTATTTAAAAAGCTTATTATTCGTTCTTAATCTACCTGATATAATTTGATTTTCTTAGGAATTTCTGCTATACTTGTTGCATGAATATAGATGTATTGAATAAAAGTAGATCTCAGAAAGGTTCCTAAGAACTTGCACCTTCGTGAAAAAATCTTAAGCAATGCAAGACAATTGCACGGCAATCCTAAATTATACAATGCAGCCGATATTAATGTTAAGAATAAGAAGACATTCGGTGAATTATGTGAAATAACTCAGACAAAGAGAAAGTTGATTATAGATGCAGGATATACTCTTATTGAAAAACGGGAAACAGGATGATATTTAACCTATTGAGGGATGCAATATTACAGAATATAGGTCCATTAAAACAGGCCCCGAAGAATTGGGGCAAACGCCACTGTATGCTTTGTCATACGCAAGGCCATGGGAAGGATACACGTAACCGTTTCGGAATTCAATTTAATCCGGGAAAAAACTCAATTTTATTAAATTGTTTCAATTGTGGATTCAGCGCATCGTATTCAGACGGCAAAGGATTGTCAAATACGTTTAAAACATTCCTCGAAGAAATACATATAGATCAGCGGTTTATAAATCAAATAGAATTTGAAATATTTAGACAAAGAAACCAAATACGAGTATTGCGTGATGGCGACGAGCCTGAAGAAGACCGCGAATCTGTTTTTAGATCTTTATTACATAAGTGGCAGCCAACGGAATTACCAGAGAATTCACTATCAATACAAGATTGGTTAGAGAATGGTTTAGACGATCCCGACTTTCTAAAAGTGACTCAATATGCTCTAAGTAGGAAAATTTATGATTTAGAGAATTTCTTTTGGACACCAATAAGTTCACATAACTTAAATAAACGAATAATAATTCCGTTTAGGTATAAGGGTAGTATTGTTGGTTTTACATCTAGACTGTGTTATGATACAGTTGAAAAAACTATACCAAAATATTATCAACAATGTCCCCAAGACTTCGTGCATAATTTAGATGATCAACAAGGCTGGACACGTAAATATGTAATAGTAACCGAAGGTGTTTTAGATGCATGGGCAGTCGACGGGGTTAGTGTTCTAGGCGAAGTAGGGCAAACAAAAGTCGATATTATTAATAGGTTACAAAAAGATATAATTGTTTGCCCTGACCGAGATAAGAAAGGTAAAGATTTAGTCGATGTTGCTATAAAAAATAATTGGGCAGTTTCATTCCCGAAATGGGATAAAGATATAAAAGATGCAGCAGGTGCATCAGAAAAATATGGAAGACTGTTAACAACCCACTCGATAATATCTTCAGCTATAACAGGAAAAGACAAGATTCAACTATTTTGGAACATGGAGCAGAATGAAAGAGCAAGAAAACGCAAGTGAAATTACGGACTACAGTAAAGACATAGAAGATATCTTTATTAGTTTTATGATAAGTAACCCCGACCTGTTCGTAAGGTGTAAAGGTATTATGAAGTCAGAGTATTTTGATGATAGGCAAAATAAAGATACTATTGCATTTATTGAAAGTTATAGTATTGATTTTTCAATAATACCATCATTAGATGAAATTTATGCTGTGACACAAAAAGAAATAAGAATCATGGATAAAGAAGCAGTAATCCATGATGCTTGGTTTTTACGAGAATTTGAAAAATTTTGTAGGCATAAAGCATTGCGAGATGCAATCTTATCATCACCTAACAAATTAGACGAAGGTAAGTACGGCGAAGTATTAGCAAATATTAAGGCAGCGGTAGAAGTTGCATTAGTTAAGGATTTAGGGCTCGACTATTATGCAGACCCTAAATCCAGGTTAGAGTCACTTAAAGAAAATAAAGGGCAGGTCTCTACAGGTTGGAAAACTGTCGACGAAAAATTGTATGGTGGATTAAATAAGGGTGAGATTACAATTTTTGCAGGACAAAGTGGCAGCGGCAAGTCAATCTTTTTACAGAACCTTGGTGTAAATTGGGCCATGGCTGGCTTTAACGTTGTGTATCTTTCGTTAGAACTTAGTGAAAAATTATGTGCAATGCGGATTGATGCAATGCATACAGGGTATGAAACTAGAGAAGTTATGAGAAATATTGATGATTCTCATATGAAGATTCGGGCAATGCATCAAAAATCGAAAGGATCTTTACGTATTAAACAGTTACCAAACGGATGCACAACAAACGATATTAGGGCATTTATTAAGGAATATGAAATACACTGTGGAAAAAAGGTTGATGCAATTTTAGTAGACTACTTAGATCTTATGTCACCGATGAGTAGAAAGATATCTGCAGAAAATATGTTCGTTAAAGACAAATATGTAACAGAAGAATTAAGAAATTTAGCTGTAGAATTAGATATTGTTACAGTATCTGCAAGTCAGTTAAATCGTTGTTTATCCCCTGACACAAAAGTCAACATAGAAAATAAGGGAATTATAGAAATAAAGGATGTCGTCGTCGGCGATAAGATATTAAGTGCATCAGGGTATAATTTAGTAAAAGACAAATGGCATAATAAGTCAAATCACGTTTACAGAGTAACAACTGAATCCGGAAAACAAATTATTTGTTCAGCAAATCACAGATTTCCGACAAAATCGGGAATTGATACAATTGAGAGCGGTCTTAGTATAGGGGATATTTTGTTCGTAAAAAATAAATAACATCAACGCAGTTAAACCGGGGAAAATGTTATTTATGGAATATACAGAATATGAAATGGAACTAATTACATCTGCACAGATATGGGATACTGATAAGAAGCGAATAGACATTCTACAAAATAGGGGTTATAATATACTAATAGTGTAGTCATCGGAGTATATAACGGATAAGATTAGCACAGTAAACAAATGCTTGGAATTTTTAAGGAACAATTAGATGGATGAAGATAAAATTGTTAGTATAGAGTATGTTGGGGAAATAGAGACAGTTGATATAACAACGGACGGAGATCATTTATTTTTTGGTAATGACATATTAACACATAATACATCATACGAGGAAATAGAATTTGACCCAAGTCATATTGCAGGTGGTATATCTAAAGTTAATACAGCTGATAATGTAATTGGTATATTTACTAGTGCAGCAATGAAAGAAAGCGGTCGCTACCAGATTCAGTTTATGAAAACACGTTCTAGCTCTGGAGTAGGATCTAAAGTGGATTTAGTATTTAACAATAAATGTTTAAAGATTTCTGATTTAGATGAGTCTGATAATAGTACACCTAATGCTATTACAAAAAATATATATGACCAATTAAAAAGGTCTAGTACAGTTAAGTCAGGAGAAAAAGTAGATACTAACACAGGCGAAATAACATCTGGTACAAAAGTAGATCCATTAGAAGGTGCAGCAAGCCTTCGGGCTTTTTTGAAAAAACGAACGTAACCTGATAAATAGATAAAAGAATTTGGAGATAAAATTGTCCATTAACCGTAGAAGTAAATCTATCTTAGAAGAAATTAGTTCTTATGTTCCTCAAAAAAATAAAGAAGAACTTATAGAAGCACGAGCGCAGCATATCATAGTTTCTGCTATTAATTTATTAGAGTCCATTGACGAAGCATTTACTGCCGAAGAAGCCGATGCACTTAAGAAAAGGTTTGTGTCAAGTATAAAAGGCGCTGACCCTAATCGTTTTACACGCATGGTAAAGCGTATTAAATCAGGAAGCTACCAAGAGGAAGACGAGATTAATGGCGACTAATACACGATTGCTTATTAAGCTTTGGATTCAACATTTAAAAAATAATGGAATTGCATCTACACAATCAGACCCTAAGTCAGGTAAATTAGTTTATAAGAAGCAACCGACAGCGGGTGATTTATCTAAGTTTCTTTTACTAAAGACACGCTTAGATGATGAAGTTATTGACGATGCAATAATTCAAGTATTAGCACCCGAACACGGACAAATATCTAATGAACCAGACAGTGTTGATTATGGTGATGAATCATCTAGAAGTAAACGAGCACCTAATAAATTTAATCCAGACGATGCAGACGATGTAGATTATCGTGATGTTAGAGACCCACTTAGTATTTCACACGATAATAGATCACTATCTCCTCATACACCACAATTGTCTGGGCCTGGTGTATCTCCTAAGGCTAGAGGCGGCAAGAAACCAGGCGTATTAAGTCAGACACCTGATGCTATCAGAAAACGCAATGCCCGCGCTGCCAAGAAAAAATTAACTGAAGAATTTTATGATGACCCGGGCAAGGCTGTATCTGAAAAGAATGTAGAAGATGTATTTAAAATCCTTGCACCAGCAATAAATGCGCTGGATACATCACCTGACACTGGGACAGAAGAACCTAAACAATCACCAGAGCAGAAGAAAGCAGCACAGTTAGTCAAACTAAAAGACCTTATTACAAATAAGATGTCTAGTTCACAACGACGAATGTTTTGGAATATATTAACTAAGGAATCACTATCAGAAGAAAAAGTATCACGTTCTGATGCTAAGACAATTTTTAAGAATGCGGCAAACAGTCGCGCCTCTAGATCTTTGTTTAAAGGTAAGCTTGATATTTCTGATTTGCAACAAGCATGGCGTGATGCTAATTATTCATTAGATACGGATGATATAGGTAAGATATTACACGAACACGGATTTAGTGAAGACGAAATTAACAGAGTATTTGATGAAGTTTTAGGCGAGTATAATACATCGACTGCTGCACCAAAAGCTAGTGATGCGCCAAAAGCTAGTGATGCAATACAGAAATTAGCAAACTATGCTAAGTCAGCCGGGCTAACAGAGCCCTTAATATCGTTTATGCGAGAAAAATTTGGTGACGAATTAACAACACCGGAAGATATTGATGATACTGAAGACTTTGATAATATTCGATCGCCTAAGAAAAGTTTGTTCAGTCAAGGCATAGATTGGGCGAAAAATACATTTAAAAGACAAGCTACTGTAGAAGAAGTAAGACAAATATTTACAGATATTGTGTTAAAAGAACGAAAATTAAAAGATAGAATGATAAAAGATCAAGAAAGGGCGTTATTAGGTCGCTCTAGGAAATAACCAATAAAGTTATCATCTTTTGCATAATTTCGAGTAAAAAGATAAATATTAACATGCAGATATGTGTCTGCGAACTTATTAGGAGATTTAAATCATGACGCAGAAAGTAAATGGCGCAGCATACCCAGGCGTATGGGTTGAAAGAAAAGTTGCATTCGTAAAATTAGTTTTTAGTAAAGATATTTCTGCTCTTGCAGCAGCCGATCTTACTGTACTTGGTACTACTACACCAGCAGGTGCTGGCACAGTTGCTAGCTCAGTTTTTGGTGTAGTAGAGAGTGCAGTAGTACAAGCACTTAAAACACTTGAAACAAGAGCAACTGTTCTTGCAGTAAGTAACTATGATGTTAGTAGCACTACAGTTGATATAATGCTTGGTAATGCAGAAGGTTGGTTCGCACCATTAACTGATGGTATTATTGCTACTGCTCTTCCAGTGACTGGTGCAACTGCGGTTGTTACTACAGGTGGTGCGGCACCTACAAACGTGCTTGGCGCGCTTGTTTCTGTAACACCTACAGCAGTAACATTTGATATGAAATTTGCAGCTTTCAACGGTACAATGCCAGTTGGAACTGGTGCAAACGGTACATTGATTCTTGGCCCAGGTTCCACTTCTGGTGCTACACCAGCAAACAGTTCTACAGGTACAGCAGGTTGGTACCCAGCAACAATCTAATCTTAATAGATTTGATAAAAAAGGCGCCTTGTGCGCCTTTTTTAATGTCCGTAAAATATATAGATATGATAAATATACTTAATTGTAGGAGATTACATAATGGCAACTTTTAAAGTGAATGGTGGAATCATCAATTCTCAAACACTAACCGGTAGTTTACGGTATTTTAAAATGACTGGACCTTTTGCATGGACAGTTTCTGACGGCACAGTTAATTTACCAGTAGAGGTATCCGGCGGTAAAATAACAGCGACTACATATTTTGTTGTCGGTAATAACAAACCAGTACCTAACAGTGCAGCAGTACTAGCCTTTGCTGAATTAACAAAAAACTGCGATGTGACAATAATTTCTTGTCAACCTGCATTATATGGTAGTACAACAGAAATACACTTTGCATGCTCTGCATCAGCATTCGGTTGGGGTTCTGATACACCGCCGTATGATGTACCGCCTGCAAACACGCCAGAAGATATGACTGCCGCAGCACCTCAGATGCAAGCAGCAGTTAGAGCATTACCAAGCACCACAGTATATATTACTACAGGCTCAGCAGACTCTGCTAATGTACCTGTTACAGCTACAGCAAGTTTTGCTTCAGTTACTGTAGTAGAAGTACCGTTTAAATTAGCTTAAATTTTATGCTAATAGAGAAGGAAAGG